AAGGGCCGGCCGGAACCTAATTACGCCACGAGAGATAATTATGGGCAGTTTTTTAAAGCTGAGGTTTGCGGACCCAGGGGATCCGGACCTGGAGGGGCGATAGATGGCAGCGGATGGTGATAAAGTTGTTCCGTTTAAGCATCCCGGGGAGTATATCATCATCAAGGATGAGCAGGGAAATATCTTCCGATACGTCCAGAACAGGGATATCCCCCCAGGATTCAAAGAGGTCTTAGAAGACGACTGGGGGAACAGTGTTTTCGATTACAAGGGCCGTTTAAACGCTAAATACTGGGCAATAAAGAGATTTTTGAGGGCTTGACAAACTAATCATCCTGCGTTATATTTAGATCATAAGGCCGACGCAACCCCTGGTATAGTCCTCCTTCCGCCAGGCACGGCCGAGATGCTCATTGTTTAGGGATCCCCGGGGAGAATACACTTCCTCCGGGGATTTCCTTTTTGGACCCATTGACAGTTTGATAAGGATCTGGTATAATTAGAGAGTATGAATAAGAGATCGCCCCAAAAAATAGCAGAGAGATCCAAGGTGGTCGAAAAGGCTGAAGAAGTGCTCTGGACTGATCCAGATGTGCTTCTTCCTGACACTTATACCCCGACAAAGCTGGAAATGGCCCTGGCTGAGAAAAATCGCGATGATGTGGCCGCGTCTCAGTCTGGGGATGCCCGGGCTGAACTGAAACAGAAGACTGAAGAGTCGAAAGAACAGCGAAAAGCTTTCCAAATTTGGTATCGGCAGCATTTATCTGGACTTTTTAAGGCAGAACAGGTTGATGCAGCGGTCGCCAAGGCCATCGGGAGAGAGATTGGATCGATCAGACGCTGGAAAACCCAGTTTGGATGGTCAAAAAGGCTCGAAAACCTCAAAAAAGAGGAAAAAGCAGAGGAAAAACTACTACTTTTTGCCAAAAATGAGGCCATAGAACACGACAGTTTGGACGTAGTTTTGAGGTATTTGGAGTATATTCGCTCACTTGCATCGGCAGATATCCAACCGCATCATGTGTCAACGATGATGAAATTGGTCGAATTTGCCCAAAAAAATAAGGACAAGATGGATCCGCCCGGGCAAACGCTCAATACGTCCGGAGTAAGCCTGACGATCCAACAAAATTAGATGTCATCTCAAATTGTCTATACATATAAGGATGTTCCAACACTTCAGAAATTCTCAAGAGATGACAGTCGTATCCGGGCCGTAATGGGTCCGTTTGGATCTGGCAAATCTTCCGCTATGGTGATGGAGATTATGTCCAGAGCTCAGAAGCAGGCTCCGGATGATCGGGGGACCAGGCATACCCGATGGCTGGTGGTACGAAATAGTTATCCGCAGCTTCGAGACACCACGATTAAGACTTTCCACGATTGGGTTCCACCGAGATATTTTGGACATTGGACGGACACTTACCATGAATACCGCATTGACAAGATTTTTCTGCCCGACGGCACGAACGTGCTTTGTGAGGTGTTATTTCGGGCTCTTGATCGTCCTGATCATGTACGTAATTTATTGTCATTGGAATTAACCGGGGCCTGGCTGAATGAAGCAAGGGAAATTCCAAAGGCGATCCTCGACGGACTTGACGGTCGTATCGACCGCTGGCCGTCCAAGCGTAAGGGTGGGGCTACCTGGGCGGGGATATTCCTCGACACTAACCCTCCTGATGTGGACCACTGGTGGTTCAAGCTCTTTGAAACAACGAAGCCCCCGGGTCACGCTATCTTTAAACAACCAAGCGGCAGAGGGCCGGACGCCGAAAATATCAGTAACCTTGCCCCGGGGTATTACGAAAACCTTTCGATAGGCAAGGATCCAGAGTTTGTAAAAGTCTACGTCGATGGCCAGTACGGCTTCGTCATGGACGGACAGGTGGTGTTTCCAAATTGGAACGATACGCTTCATACTTCGGTTGAAAAATTATCACCGACGGTCGGGCTACCGATTGTGATCGGATTCGATTTCGGAGTGAGGCACCCAGCAGCGGTGATCGGACAATACCACCCAAGAGGACGGATGATGATCTTAGACGAGATCGTCGTCGAAAACATGGGCATAAGACAATTTTATACGAACTTGGTCAAGCCATTACTCTTAACCAAATATCGTGGTTATGAGATTATCGCCACTGGGGATCCATCGGGTGCTAAACGGTCTGATAATGACGAGCGAAGTTGTTTCTTAGAATTAAAGGATATGGGCCTTCCGGCTGTTCCGGCTTATTCTCAAAGTATCGAGGCCAGAATCAATGCGGTGGATTCTTTTTTAACAAAATTGTCCGAAGGTCATCCGGCATTTGTTCTGTCTCCTAATTGCAATATGATACGAAAAGGTTTCAATGGGGGGTATCATTATAGGAGAGTCCAGGTGTCGGGGGATGAAAGATTTTACAATATTCCAGAGAAAAATTCTTATTCTCATCCACTGGATGCGCTGCAATATTTGTGCATGTATGTGGATCATTCAATTCAGGTAGGAAGACAAAGAACGTTGCATCTGGCGCCCTATACAGCCCAGGTGGGGGTGTCGTCAGCCGCCTGGACATAGTTCCCACCTCCCGGGGCTGCACCAGTATCGCACTGGCACCCGGACGAACCAGTGGGGATCCCCAGTCCTCACTGGCATTAAACCAAGACGCGGCGTAGGGAAGTGGCCATCCCGTCAGCCTCATACGCTGAAGATCCCGGGTTCAAGTCCCGGCGCCGCTACCAGAATGGAAAATCAAATGAATAACGATGCTCCGGTTGAGTATTTGCCGGACGAACCCTCGGCCCCTTGGTGGTTAGAAGACATCGAGGATTATTTAGAATTGCTTCACGGCGACGCGGACAGTTTATTGGCTCGCCATCCCTGCTCTGCTAAAAAGTCTACCCTGCACCTGCCTGATAATCCCAAGAAATGTCCAGGTTGCCAGACAGTCTTTCATTCCACAAAAAAAGGCGGGTTCGATACCTGCCCGTTTTGTCATGGAGCGCTTAATTTCATTATTGTATAGGAGTCATCATGCTGGTTAACGTCAAGTCAAACGAGGAATTAGACAAACAGGAGCTTCAGAAGGGTGAAGGCCAAGATGAAACCACCGAGGGTGGCGAGGATAATTCTCCTCTTTTAGACAGTTTGACCAGCTTGATTATGACGAAATGGGATAAGGCTAAAAGGGCCAAGAAGCCGATCCAGGATCAAATGCTGAAGAACTTGCGGCAGAAGAATGGCGATTATGAATATGACAAACTCGCCGCGATTAAATCCATGGGCGGATCCGAAGCATTTATTATGATGACCGATACAAAGTGTCGGAGCGGAAAGGCCTGGGTCAAGGATGTGTTATTTCAGCCCGGGATGAAGCCCTGGGATATCGAGCCTACTCCTGTACCGGAATTGCCACCTGAAATGGAACAAGAGATCGCGGCCGGCCTGATGGAAAATGAGATTAATAGTCTGGTTGAACAGTCCATGACGACCGGTATGCCGGTGGACATGAATGTGATCCAGCAACAGATCCAGGGTAATGCGGATGTGATGAAGGAAGCGATCCAGCAGGCTATCCGAGCGAAGGCTAAGGAAAACGCGAAAAAGGTCAGGTTAAAGCTGGATGACCAGTTAACCGAGGGCGGCTGGTATAAGGCCCTGGATCGAATGATCGATGATGTGATTGATCAAAAGGCTGGGTTTCTCAAAGGTCCTATTTTCAGAAAGATGAAGAAACGAAAATTGGTTCCTAAGTTAGACGGCGGGTTCACCGTATCTTATGAAGATGTGGTCTCCCCCATGTACGAGAGACGGTCTCCCTTTGATATCTACCCAGCCCCTGACTCCATTGATGTGGACGATGGGTATATTTTCGACCGGCTGAGTTTGACGCGGCGAGATCTCATGGGTCTCCGGGAGATGGACGGGTATAAGACCGAGGCCATCGATGCGATTCTGGAACGAACAAGAAATGGCGCCCCCTGGCACTGGTTGAATTTGGAGCATACCCAGGATCAACTGATTGCCTTGGGGCAGGATACTTCGGCGACCTATGAAGGGGACAAGATCGATTGCTTGGAATTCTGGGGATCGGTTGATGGTCAGACGTTGATTGATTATGGATTAGACCCATCTTTGGTTCCTGATCCTGTCCTGGATTACGATGTTTGCGCCTGGATGATTGATCGTTACGTTATTAAGTGCATGTTGAACTATGACCCCATGGGGAAGAAGCCCTTCTTCAAGGTAAGTTTTGTCGAACAGCAGGAC